TACTGGTTGGTTTCGCACTAGCCAGTAATATGGATTTAAATGATGAATTACAGGCAGAAGCAATATACATAGATAATTATTGCAATGGTTACTGGCCTGATTACAAAAATCTAAAACCAGATTGCATAGGAGAACAATGATGGATAGTAAAGACAGAAAAATAATAGAGGATACGTTTGGAGATTCAGACAAATGGCTAGCAAAATGGCATAAGTTTGATAATGAAAACCCAGAAATTTATCAGCTATTTGAAACAGTTACACATAGTTTGTTTAAAGATGGCAAAATAAAAAATATACATCCTATAGTAGTTTTTTCAGTTGTTATTAACGAAGTCATATTAGGTAAAAAATCGCCAGAGGCCAGAGATAAATTCAAAAATGGCAAATATGACAAATTCTTTAGTGCAGAAAATCATGGCTACATGCCACACACACCGCTGTTAGTGTGCTTAGTTAGTAAATGGCGCAAACATAACCCGAAATATAATAAGCAAATAATCATGTTAGGAGCCGAAGAATTGATTAGGACATTTCACCTAACATTAGAAGAAATAGAAAAAAATAATAAAAAATTAGATGAGTTAGCAAATTTAAACCTTCAATAAACTAAATAGGAAAAATTATGAGCTATTACAAAACAGAAGCATTTAATAAAATATTTAGAACGACAGACCCTGAAACAAGCCGACAAGCTGCAATAATAGCACCAGTTGAAAACTTGCGTCAGAAAGTATTAACGATGATACAAGAAGCTGGCGAAATAGGAATTACCGCTAAAGAAATGCAACGTAAATGCCCTGAATTAACAGGCGGTAGCATATCGTCTAGGCCTAAAGAGTTAGAAAAACAAGGTAAAGTATTCTACAGAGGCGATAAAAGAGAGGGCGCTAGGGTCATACGTTCTAAACATTATGCAAAGTTTTTATGGGGTGCAAAGGGAGAAAAATTAATGTATTAGCTAGACGTTGAAATATAAGTGATGGCATAATGTCACTACCTTTACGGAGGGCATTATGCTAAAACTTACTTACCGAGCTATTAATACGCTCAAGCCTTACAGCAACAATTCGCGCACTCATTCCGAAAAACAGGTAAAACAGATATCTGATTCTATTGAAGAATTTGGTTTTACTAATCCTATACTAATAGATGAAAACAACGCAATTATAGCAGGTCATGGTCGTTTAGAGGCTGCTAAAGAATTAGACATTCCAGAAGTACCCACCATTACACTAGAAAATTTAACAGAAGCACAACGTAAAGCATACGTTATTGCAGATAACAAATTAGCGTTAAATGCTGGATGGGATGAAGAAAAATTACAATTATCTCTTGATGAGTTGATTAATTTAGATTTTGACGTGACTTTGTTGGGGTGGGATGAATTGCCAGAGTTTATTGAATCACCTGATTATGGCGCATTAGACCTAGAAGACAGTGAAGCGCAATTAGATAGGTTTGCTGACGATGTAAAGAAAGCTATACAAATAGAATTTGATACTGAGCATTATGAGCCAGCAAAAGAAGTAGTAAAATATTGGCGTGATAGAGGCGGTTATATAGGAAAAATGATATTAGATTATTTGCTAGCAGAAAAAGAAAAAAATGAAACTGCATAAACAATCCATAAACGATATTGAGTTTTATCATAGAGAAGGTTTCAGTGATTTAAAAACTTTTGAAGAAGTAATAGGGAAAAATACATATCAAAAAAGAGGGATGAAAATAGAGAAAAATGAAAAATGGATAGATGCTGGCGGTAACGTAGGTGCTTTTACATTATTAGCTGCTAAACAAGGCGCAATAGTAACTGTCTATGAGCCAGACCCTCACAACTGCAAAATGATAGAAAAAAACTTAAAACTCAACAACTTAGAGGCAGAAATAAAACAAGCTGCACTTGTGCATGATGACACAAAGCACGTAAATATGTTTATAGGAAATAATAATAACGTGTGGCGCAATTCGATTATAAAAAATTGGAATGGCAAAGGGCTAAAAGTGCCAGCGTTAAATTTTGAAACAGAAGCAAATGATATAGATTGTTGTAAGATGGATATAGAAGGGGCTGAAATGCTTATTCTAGAGAATTTAAAACATCAATTTAAAAAATTAGTGTATGAATGGTCTTTCGATATAGACAACAGTTTAGAAAGGATATGGAAAGTTATAGACAAACAAAAACAAGATTATAGGGTAGAAGCAGCTTGGAATACGATTTGTTATAACGACAAAAGAGAATATTATTGGCAACAATCATGGTTTCCACCTTGCACAAATGTATTTTTATTTGAAAAATGAATCAGTTACATTTAGAACCTATAGAGAATAGTTATAAGATAGGGCAGAGACCGCCAAATAATGAGCCTAACGTATTAGAGGATAGTTTATTTGTTGATGAAGGTGAGGTCATTGGTTTCTATTTAAAAAAACTACCAAGTGAGATAAAGAATCTAGTACAAATAGCAGACATAGAATTGAATTCTGAGAGAGTGCCAAAATCTACAATGAGGCGTTCTTCTGGGATGATGGAAAAAGAAAAATCAGTAGAACAATACAGTTGCATAATAGGTAGCGTACCACCAAAGCCGCATATGAGGCGCAGTTATGCGACACGCTCATCAGTGCACCTTTCCAAGACAGCTAGAACATTTGTAAAAGCTATGACAATAGCAGGTGTGAAATCTACAAAGATAATCAAAGATATTGCACCAAAAATATACGAAAAACATAATGAGGCAATGATAGATAGAGTGCCAGAAAAATGGCGATTTGCTGAAATGTTTACTAGCTCTATCAGCAATTACAATATATCCGCAGATATACACCAAGATACAGGCAATGTAAAAAACTGTGTAAATGTCATCATTACAAAAAGATTAAATGCAAAAGGCGGCAATTTATATTTGCCTGATTACGATTTAACAATAGATTCTGCAAACAATTCTATGCTTGTTTACCCTGCTTGGAGGAATAAACATGGCGTTACAGAAATTGTAAAAACACATGATAATGGTTATAGAAATAGTTTAATTTGGTATTGTTATGACGGATTTGCTAATGAAAAAAGGTAATCAAGGTGAAGGCGGGGGACGACCTGCTAAAGTGCTTACGCCTGTACAAGCAGAGGAAGTAGAAAAACTAGCGTCTATGTTAAGCAAAAAACAAATTGCAGAATACTATGGAATGACAGAAAAAACTTTTAGAGCTGTAGAAGAAAGACAAGAAGAAGTTTTTACCGCATATAAAAGAGGAAAATCGAAAGCCATAGTGACTGTAGCGGCTAATCTTATACAGCAGGCACAAAATGGTAATACGAGTGCGGCTATCTTTTATTTAAAGACACAAGCAGGATGGAAAGAGACAGACAGGCACGAAATTGTAGGCGATGAGGAGCAGCCATTTGTGTGGAAAATACAAGTCATGAACAATACAAAGGTTATTGAGAATAATCAGTGAATGATTTTGTAGAAGTAATTGCACAAAAAAGAGATGCAAAACACAGTGTTACTGGTAAATTTCAAAGATTCTTAGGAAAAAATACTACAGCAATAGGTATTGTAGGCGAACAATACTTCGCAAAAACATTCAATATTTGCGCAGATTTATCTTTTAAAAGTAAAGGAGATGGAGGTAAAGATTTTAAGATACCTTTGTTGATGAATGGGTATATAGAAAACATACCTGTTGATGTTAAAACATCCTCAAGAGGCGATACACTTTTAGTAGAGCAAGGCACTGTTAAAGCAAAAACTATATATGTTTTAATACATTACAATAAAAATAATAAAAAATGTGAGATAGTAGGATGGCAATGGGGTTTAACTATTTTACGCCAAAAGCCAAAACGGTGGCCTTTAAAAGTTATAAATCATGCTGTAGATAAAAACGACCTGCGAAACATAGATGAGTTGCTCGTGAGGCTTGTTAAATAATGCCTACAATGATGATACCCCCAAAACTATTACCAATGGTAGAAACGCCTAAAAGGTTTAAAGTAGCTATAGGCGGTAGAGGTAGTGGTAAATCTATGACCTTTGCTGATTGTTGTTTAATGGCAGCACAGACACAAGGTATAAAAACAGCGTGTTTTAGAGAATTTCAGTCTTCTATTGACGATAGCGTTCTAGCTATACTCGCAGATGAAATAGACAGATTAAACTTGCAAGGCTTTGAAATATATAACAATCAAATACTTTACGAAGGTGTACCAGCTTTCAAGTTTCGTGGGTTAGCTCGCAATACCGATGGAGTGAAATCCATGCACGGTTTCGAGCGCTTTTGGGTAGAGGAGAGTCAGACGATAAGTTTTAACAGTTTGAAAGCATTAACGCCTACGTTGCGGATAGCCGATTCAGAAATATGGTTTTCAGGCAATCCACGCTCAAGTGTAGACCCTTTTAGCCAAAGATTTATAAAACCTTATGAAAAAGAGTTAAGGCGAGATGGTTACTATGAGGACGATTTACATTTAATAGTTTGGATTAATCACGACGACAATGAGCTATTCCCAGAGGTATTAGAGCAAGAGCGAGTACATGATAAAAAAACTATGCCCACGGCATTATATAGACACATCTGGGAAGGTGAATATCATGATGAAGTGGAAGATTCTATTATTCCAGTCGACTGGTTTGATAACGCAATAGATGCGCATGAAAAATTAGGTATAAAACAAGAAGGTGCGATTATAGCCAGCCATGACCCTAGTGATGAAGGTGGAGACAGTAAAGGCTTTGCAGTCAGACATGGCAACGTCATACTAGATGTATCAGAAAAATTAACAGGTGATGCAGCAGAAGGTATGGATTGGGCTATAGATAAAGCACTAAAAGCGAATGCGGATTATTTTGTATGGGATGCCGATGGATTAGGCGTAAGTTTAAAGCGTCAAGTTGATAATGCTTTAACTGATAAAAAAATAGAATATGTGATGTTTAAAGGCTCAGAGAGTGTTGAAGAAGCCGAAAAACCCTACACAGCTGGCGGTAAAACGAAAAACAAAACTAACAAAGAAACCTTTTTTAACAAACGAGCACAATACTGGTGGCGGTTACGAGATAGATTTGAAGCCACAAATAGAGCGATAAAAGGTGAATATATAGACCCTGATGAGTTAATTTCTTTATCAAGTAAAATAGAAAATATAGACCAATTACGAGCAGAAGTGTGTAGAATTCCATTAAAACGTAATAACATGGGCAAAATACAAATCATGTCTAAAGTAGATATGGCGAAAAAGCCTTACGAGTTACCATCACCAAATATGGGTGATTCTTTAATGATGGCTATGTACAGACCTAACCTTGTTAAACGTCAATCGGTAAAACTTAACTACTCAGGTTGGAGTAACGCATGAAAAAGTACAAATATACTGGCATTTATTCTGACCATAAAAAAGTGTTAGATAAATTAAGCGATGCACAAGCTGCTGAAAAAGATTTACGAGAACAGGCTAGGGAAGCACACTTATTTGTAGATAAAAGGGATGGACAATGGGAGCCAGAAAGATTAAACGCAAATGCGAATGGCGATAAACCTAGGTATACGTTTGATATGTGTAACCCTATTGTCGACCAAGTAGTATCAGAAATAGAGCAAGCAGACTTTGATATACAGGTAAATCCAGCAGGCGGTGACGGTACTACAGCTATTGCAGCTACCTATGACGGTATTATAAGAAATATTGAGGTAATGAGTAATAGTAGGCATATCTATAGTCAATCGGCTAGAGGTATGATTATTAGTGGCATTGACGGCTGGCGTGTAGTACAAAAATACGCCAGTGATGATACATTTGACCAAGATTTAGCAATAGAAAAAATACACAACTTTGTAGACAGAGTGTGGTTTGACCCTAGTGCACAGGAGCAAGATAAATCAGATGCGAAGTGTTGTTTTGTATTACATCCAATAAGTAGGGAAGAATATAAATCACGTTGGAAAGAAGGTAGTGAGGAAGGTGTTAGTGAGGGTAGAGACGGTGATGCGTATTACGATAAAGCAGAGACTATAGTTGTAGGCGAATTACTATATGTTGAGG